GTAGAACTTGACACAAGCACTTATATAGATGAGCACGGAGTATCTATTGTTGTCTATATGGGTGAAGGATCATGTGATCCTTTAGTTGAACATACGTTTGATTGGGAAACCATGATAGAGAATTATTTTGAGTCTTATATATGTTATACTGCCGGTGATAAGATTAGAGAAGTGGATATGGCAGATGCTGAACTACTTGTAATTAAATTAGAACAAATGGCAAAGTATGCTCGTAATATGCTCGAGGATTATACACTAGTCGAGGAAGAATAAATAATAATAATGGAAAAACTAAAATTGATTTGGAAATACGCATTAGGTGGTTTCTCTGACGATAAGACTGAACCTTATGACGATTATGTTATGTTGTTAAGAACGATTATTGTTGGTGTAAACTTTTTAACGTGTTTCTTTATTATGGCAAATACTATAAGGCATTGGTGATGAGCAGAAAAGAAGATTACGAAAGAATGGATACAAATAAGTATCTTAATTTACATTTAAAAACGGATGGATTACCCTTACCAGATGTTAATGCGCAATTTATTGAATTCTTCCATAGAATGGATTATAAGTGGTGGCGTGATGTTGAGCCAGGTGATGTCGTTGTTGACATTGGTGCTTGTGTCGGTTTCTTTGTTTGCCACGCTCTCGATCGTGGTGCTGATCGCATTTATGCTATCGAGCCTTCAAGACCTCATCTCAAAACTCTTATCAGCAACGTGTCGGATTATTTTATTGATCATGGCAAGGTTCCTGTAATTCCAATTGAAGCAGGAATAGGTTCTACAGCAAATCATTTTAATAATGTATTCTCTGAACACGCCGATTTCAAAAAGATGTCGTTCTTGGATCTTGTTGTTGATTACGACATACCAAAGATTGATTACCTTAAAATAGATTGTGAAGGTGGAGAGTATGGTATCTTTAATGAATTGAATATGCCTTACTTAACTCAGAATGTTAAACACATAGCAGTTGAGTTTCACTTAAGCTGTTATCCTGGTGCTGCAAAACAATGGCAAAAGGTAAGAGATCAATTATTACATAAGTTCGGTAGAGTACGATGGATGGAAAAGGCCCATAACAAATTAGCATACGATGACGAATGGTTAGCTAAAGGTGATTGGTCTAAATGTTGTGCATTTATGGTATATCTAAGCTCCGAATAATATTTCACCAAATCAATTCTAATAAATAATAGTATACGATAAAAGGTATACACTATTAGGATACTCGAATGGCTGAAATTATTAACAACTACTTATCTCCAACTAATTTTACGATTAGTATAGAGAAGCTCCCGAATGTAGAGTTCTTTACTCAAAAGATTTCTATTCCTGATTTAACAGTTACTCCTCAAACCTCTTCAACTCCACTCGCAAGCATATACGAGTACGGTGATAAGATAGAGTATGGTGAATTGTCAACGACAATGATCATCGATGAAAACATGAATAACTATAAAGAAATCTTAGATTGGATTCAAGGTTATTCAGCACCAGAAAATTCGAACCAAAATAAGTTAAGAGAAAAGATTGGATTTGAATCCGATTTAATTTGTACTATTACAAACTCCCACAAAAATCCTCACGTAAGATTTACATTTAAGAATTGCTTTCCTACTGCATTAGGTGGTGTTTCTCTTGATGTAAATATTACAGATATCTCATATGCAACGACAACGGTTCAGTGGAGATACGATACTTTTATCATGGAACAGTTATAAGAAGAAACCTTTATTATGAATTATGATTTTATTGAGATAGGAACATCGGACTTTGATACTCTTATACAAACAGCAACTAACGACACGGTTGGTTTATCTATTGACCCAATTCAGTTTTATTTAAATCGTTTACCAGAGAAGCAACTTGTAAAGAAAGTTAACTGTGCAGTTTCTTTTGATGGCAAACGCGGTAAAGATAAAGTATATTATATACCTCTTCATATTATTTACGAAAAGCAATTACCACTTTGGATTCGTGGTTGTAATTCAGTAGGTGATTATCACTATCAACACAAACAGCACAATCTTCAAGAACTTGTTCAGACAATAGATATTGATTGTATTCCATTAAGTGAAATCTTTGAAGAATACGATGTTGATAAACTTACAGTACTTAAAATAGATACTGAAGGTGGAGATTGTAAAATACTAAAATCGTTTTTACCATTCCTACAAGAAAGAGATAAAGATAAGTGGCCTGTATGGATTGAGTTTGAAACAAACATACTAACACCAAAAGAAATTGTTGATGAAACAATAGAGATGTATATTGACCTTGGATATAAAGTAGCAAGGCGTGGAGTTGGAGAACAAAACTCTATATTAACTATTGACATCTAACCTAAAGTTTGATATAATTGTAATGTATTAAAAAACTTGAGATAGAAATAAATTATGGACACAAATGATATAGCAGCCCTTTGGGCAAAAGATTCACCGATTGATGAAACGAACCTTGTAGGTGAAAGCAAAAGAATTCCTGAATTGCATAGTAAGTATTATAACTTATACTATCGTGAAGTCCTTCGAGTTAAAAAGCTTAAAGCTGAATACAAAGAATTAGAAATGGAAAAGCGTAACTATTACGATGGTTCTATGGATGAGTTAACTTTAAAAGAAAAAGGTTGGAGACCGTTTCAACGAAAGGTAATGAGACAGGATTTGGATAAGCATATTCAATCCGATAAGGATATTATTAAATTAAGTCTTACCGTTGATTTTCATACTGCCAACGCGAATTACCTTGAAGATATTATTAAAACAATACACAGCAGAAACTTTGTTGTAAAGAATATGATTGATATTCTAAAATTTCAATCAGGAGATTATTGATGTGGGATAAATTTTTAGAATGGGGATGGCGCAGAGAAGCGGATAAACAAAATAAAATAATTGATGTCATGGCTGACGATGTAGATCCAAATGAAGTAACAATTGAAAATGCTTATAAGACAAGGTGGATTTGGTATCATACAATATTAGCAATAGGTATCTTTTTCACAAACATATTATTAACAGCAATATTAGTTATCTTGGCGCTTAAATTATGAATCCATATATAAACGATATACCTCAAGAGTTAAAAGAAACCATTTATAATGGATTTTGTTCTATAAAAGAAATAGAAGGAATTACTCCAAAAGTACGGCAGGGTATGTTGCTTGCATTAACAAGTATGTTAAAAGAATATGGCTGGGCTGTCATTGGTATTACTGAAGCAGCTGCTTTACGTATTCAAGAGAACGAATATAAAAGACCGAAGAAAATCAACCGTTCACATATCTATTCAAGAAAAGAAACTTCAGATATTTTATTTTCAAAAGAATGGACCTTTGATGAATTTTGGGATTTCTTTTTAAAACGCGATTGCTGTATATTAGCAACATCAAAAGAAAATTATTCAAAGGAGCCTGAAGACTTGTGGAGAAAGGTACCAAAAGGTATGTTTCAATCAGTTGGATTTGCTTTCCGAGTTGGTAAAGAAGAATCAAGTTGGCTTCAGGAACAATTATGAGTGAAAGAATAGAAGTCGAATATATTAATGCCGTATATATGCGCATTAAAGCTGACTCAGGTTTAAAGATGGAACTATCAGAGTTCTTTGCATTTAAACCAGAAGGCTATCAGTTCAGTCCTAAATACAAAGCAAGAGTATGGGATGGAACAATTCGACTCTTTCAACCAATGCGTCCTGTATTATATGTTGGTCTACTTCCACACCTTAAAAAGTTTTGTCAAGATAGAGATTATATATTAGAGACACCGACAGAACTCGGAGAACCTGAAATCATAGAGGATGGATATGTTGAAGAATTGGCTGAAACGATTAACTGTAAATTTAAACCAAGAGACTATCAGATCGAATATATCACTAACGCTTTGTGTAACCGTAGATCTTTATCTCTATCACCGACATCATCTGGTAAGTCTTTAATTATTTACCTAATACAACAACATTACTTTCAGACCTTCGGATTAAGAACATTAATTATTGTTCCTACCATTTCGTTAGTACATCAAATGGCTGGTGACTTTGTTGATTACGGTTGTGATGAATCAGAGATCTACAAAATACAAGGCGGTGTTGATAAGAACACAAGATTACCTATTGTTATTTCTACATGGCAATCATTGGTCAAACAACCTAAAGATTGGTTTGCACAGTTTGGTTGTGTGATGGGTGATGAAGCCCATACCTTCCAAGCAAAGTCATTAACAACCATTATGCATAAACTTGAAGAATGTACTTATCGTCATGGATTTACAGGTACGCTCAAATCAGCAGAAAGTAAAACGCATAGGTTAGTGCTTGAAGGTTGTTTCGGAGAAGTAAAAAGAATTGTATCCACAAAGAAACTAATGGACGAAGGTACGGTTGCTGATTTTGAAGTAAAGGCAATTGTATTAAATCATAGTAACGAAGCAAAGGCCGCGTTTAAAAAGGCAATGGGTCAGGTCAAAGAATCAGTAAAGAAGTGGCCTGCTGAAAGAGAGTTCATTGTATTTCATGAAAAGAGAAACAACTTTATTAAGAACCTTGTTCATTCTCTAAAAGATCAAAACAATTTAATACTATTTGACTTGGTTGAGAAACATGGTAAGGTGCTCGAACCTTTATTACAAAAAGAAGGTAGAGAACTACATTTTATATACGGAGCTACAAAAGGAGAAGAACGTGAACGCATACGACATCTTGTTGAGAACGACCCTGATAAGAAACACAATATCCTCGCATCCTATGGAGTTTTTAGTACTGGTGTTAATATTAAAAGACTCGATAAT